TTGTAACTTCTTTCATAAAGGAATGTTATACCAATGTCAATTAACAGCATTGCGTGATGATTTATTTTTGCAGTTTAGTATAGAACCTGATGCAGTTGACTTACTAAAAAAGTACAATCACGGGGATCCATTTTATCCTATGAATAAACTACGCAAGTTTTTTAGAACTCATAACTTACCAATTCCACAGTGTACTCTATGTCCTGGTTGCCCTGACACACATCCTATATTTCCAATGGCTAAAAAGAAAATTAAGTTTTAATTACCACTTAGTGGCACGTACTTTAGAAATGTGTCTTTGTGATTTTATTGCATTCATACAACTTAGTATGCGTCTTGATTTTTGATGGGGTCTATGATAACCATTTTTACTCTGCCAATGTTTATCTTGTTCCATTTCTTTAGCTAATTCTTTAGCCAATAATTGTTCAATATACAACAAATCTTCGTCGCCTAGATTGTTAAGCTCTTTTGACACCATTGTGGAATCTCCTATTATATGCTTGTTCAAAACCTTCTTCATAATCACATAACGGAGCCCCATTGCAACCGTCGACCCATAGTCTTTTAAAGTAGCTATCTGCTGATTGAAATGCTGTAGCATCACTCTCTGGAATATGGCCTTTTACCATCCAAAACAACCGATATGCTTCTTTATGTTCTTCCATAAAGATATTTATACTAAGCCACGCTTGTTGGCGCTAACAAAGATTTACGATCCTTCAGGAAAGAACCAATAGAGCAAACCTCCACCTGAATCAATTTCTTTTTCAAGCTCTTCAGTTCGCATATAGTTAATAGTTTGCCCATGTACTTGTATTGCCCACATATCGCCTGGGTCGTAAAAAGCAACGCCTTGCATTGCATTTCTTTTAAACGTAATAGCACGATAGGTTAACTCGTCATCTGCCTCCTGGTGTGGCGGGATGCCATAGTTACTCATAATGTATTTTTTTAAATCAGCTAGTGTGTTCATTTTATCAATTCCTCTACTGTTATTTATTACATATCACGTTTCTTGTCTTGAATTTCTTTACGACGATCTGATATTAAATCTTTCATTTCAGTCAAGGCTTGCCTAGCACGAACAGCAGAGGCTTTTACTCCGCTTTCAAACTTTTCACTTTCTTTGATATAGATATCAACAGCCAGCATAAGCTCTTCGTGTAGACTTTTCTTTTCCATTACTTGCCTGTATATGCATTGCTAAGATTAACCTTTAGGTCCAACAAGCTGTCTTGGTTTGCTTGATACCTAATACCAATACCGCCTTTGTTGCGCCAACGATCAATGTTGCTAGGTTTGTCATCAACTAAAATATTTGGTTCTCCTGTAATTTTATCAACTGCATATGCTTCTTTAGCCCCAGTAAAAATAAGATTATGTATTTGCGGCATGAATCCGTATCTAGTTAGCCATACACGTTTATGATACGAACTGTTGTCTTTGTCTCCACGTAACGGACTTGAACAAATGCCATACTCGTCACCTGCAAGTTCTCTACAGTGATCAACTAGTTCTTGACTTGTTGGAAACAGCTCAAGTGTATCAAAAAAGTTTGTGTGTTTAAGTGCCATGATTGAGCTATCGCGATCTGGTAAGTCTTTCCAGTGTGCTATGTTATAAAAACGCTCAATACCACCGAAGAAGTCAGCAATGACTCCGTCCATATCTAAATATAATTTCATGTGTGCCTCTCTATTTGCCTAAATTATGCTTTATTATAACATAGGAGACTGCGTTGTCAACCAGTTTATCACCAAGGTAGTGCAATATTGTATGCGTATACTACTCCGGTTTTGTCTGCTACGTATAGTTTTGTTCCGTATCCATTATACCATATTGAAGCTGGTTTGTTATTTGCTATCATTGGAATGTCTACACTTTCTATTGCTGTGATAGTACCGCCTAAATCCCACGGAGTGCTATTTTCAAACAAATGCAACTTTCGTTGATTAGTTACAAATAATATATATTTTCCGTCGTGACTAACCTCAAAGCCATTTATTTGATAATCGTCGCCAACTGGTATTTCGTGAGTTCCTCCACGTGGTATTACAAACTGCGCACTAGTTCCAGTATCAAGAGTCCATCCGCCTGTTGCATTTTCTACACTAGAGTTAGTTGAAGTCATTTGTCTTAACCAATAGATTTCTGGAGATGAAAAATCACGTAACAATACAAATAATTTATAGTCAATATTATTATTACCGTCTGCATCTTGTCTATAACGAAGATCAATAACATCCGTTGCTGCTCTATTAAATGTTGCATCACCTGCTGGGCCATTATCTTCTACCCACGATGTAATATTTCTTGTAGACGGTGGACCGAGAGGAGCAAAGGGAGACGGAGGTTCGCTTGATATATATGTCAAGTGGTACTCTCTGGATTGTCCAGTGCCTTCGGTTTGAATTGTAACAGCCCTCTTATCTGTAGTACTAGTCATACCATGCATAGGCCAGCTGTTGTGACTGGTGTTTTCTTTATAACCAAAATCTGACAAGCCGCTGGTGCCTAAATTGTCTTGGTTGAAGCTCCATGTTTCTCTTAACAAAGTACCCGTGCCGTATTCTTTGAAAAAACTTAAATATCTAGAAGGAGAATTATAGTTTAAATTATTTTCCATTAATAAAGCATTTGAGTTTAAATAATAAGCTGGTAGGTTTGTCTGCCTAGTTCCGGTCATTATACCTAACGCTTCGTTTGCACCTCTTGCAGGAAGGAAAGTCAATGTACTCATATCATAAGGTGTGCTCAATGCGCCTATATGTAGTGTATTGCCTGTGCTCCACCCTTTGATAAGATAAAAAATAGATCCTGCCGGATCGCCGTTTGGAAGCACACCACCATTTAACTCTTCATTCCATGCCATTCCTACCATTAATCTACTTCCATGGACATCACCTAAATCGTGACTAACTACAGTTTCTGTTGATAGTGTGCTTAAATCAAAACCTGTACTCATAGTTCTTGTTCTAAAATTCCAATCTTGTATGTCATTACAATAAACTACTTTTGTTCCGTCATTGGTGATATAACCGCCAAAGAATTCACTTGAAGTATCTGATTGCGTAGGTGTTGAAGACATAGTAGTCAAATCGTAGCCTGTGCTTAATGTATATTTAAATAGTCCGCCGCCGGTACCATCTGTACCAACTATTAATTCAGTACCGTTACTATTAAATTTTAATAATGTTAATGTGCTGCTAAAAATACTAATTCCATAACCACCAAAAGTAGTTGTCTGTGTGGGTGTAGTGTTAATTGATGTAATATCCCATGCAGTATTAAGAGTGTATTTTTTAATATAGTTTCGTGTTGAACCAAGTTTAGCTGTTATAATAGTTGTACTATCAATATATATTGTATGTGTTCCTATATCAGACTGACTAGCCACGGGTTGTTGTTGTTGTGATTCAAATAGTCCTTGCCGATTTTGTAGCCAGTCAGGATCTGCATCAGTATCGCCTGGAAAAAATCTAAAATTAGATTGATAATACTGTTTGCCGCTGTTGGCAGAGGCAGATGCAAGAAATCCTCTATTGTTTGGCATAACACTAGGATTGTAAATGATCTCTCCAAGGCCGCCAGACCCTACACTCTTTAATCCAGTAGCTTCTAAGCCATGTAGTCGAGGTCCTACACCGATACTTGGATACTCGATAGTAGAAATTTTATATAGTCTTGGATTAACACTTGTATTATTAATAGTAACCGATACTGATGTTGCTAAAACATCAGTACCTGGTGTATTTTGAATGTACGTATATAGTTCTACTCTAAAAGTTTCTGCATCATCATCAAAGCTACTAGCGTCTGCGGTAGGAGTAATTGTAAAAGAAGCAGCATTACTGTTAATAGTTATTACTCCATCTGTGTCATCTAGCTCACTTTGATTACTTGCTTCCCAGTATAGATCGGTTCCATCAGATATATTAGTTGTAGTCACATTGAACGTTAATGCACTTCCTTCATCGATATTGTTAGCTGTTGGAACAATTGCATAAGTGCTATTGTATCCGGTTGAGCCAGATGCTGCCATGAGCATTTTGGTTATAATCATGCCATTGCGTCTCCGGCTTGAAACCCAAACCAAGATGTGCCATTGAATGTAGTAAACACATAAATGTCCAGTTCTCCATTATTTGGCACGTCAGGCTGAACGCCACCAGACCATAATACACTAGACGGCCAAGTAATGCTAAAAGTTGGATTACTTGAGCTCCTATTTAGATATAATGTAAAAGACTCAACTCCAGATGCATATCCTTGAAATACGAAAGTTGTACTGCCGACTAATGTTATAGAAAAATGATTTGCACTACTAGTATCTAGAAGCTTTGTTGATTGCACTGCGCCTTCGCTGCTAAAAAATTCAGTTACATTAGACTTTAAATTAATACTGCCTCCACCGTTTGCAGTAATATCAATATCGCCATTAGTTGTTGAGGTAGTAAGACTATAAGTTTGCATGTCAAGATTACCGCCTAATTGTGGCGATGTATCGTCAACAACATCGCCGCTGCCGCCATCTGTAATTCCATATCCGGCAAGTGTTGTTGGTGTTCCTGTTAGATCAGAAAATGCAACACTTGTAAGATAGTTACTATCGTTTGTCCACTGGCTAATGTTACCACTTTTATTTATTAATGTATCAGTTGAACTTGGTGTAAATATAATGTCACTTGTTAATGCAAAGGTTCCTGGTGTTCCACCTGGTATACTATGAGTATTAATTGTGCCTAAACTTGTAATATCATATGTTTGTGCGTCAAGGTTACCACCTAATTGTGGAGTAATGTCAGCAGCTACACTAGCGATTCCTTTTGTTGTCCAAATATAATCGCCGGTGTTACTGTTTAAAGTTGGATCCCAACCTAAAACGTCACCTGAGCCTGCAGTACTAGTATTTAAATGCGCATCTACACTTGCATCTGCATATCCTCCTCCACCGCCGCCGGAAATATCAGAAAGTAAGGCATAGGTACCTCCGCTACCTGTAGGAAGAGTGTGTCCGTTTAGACTACCAGTAATTGTAACACCATCGTTGCTGGTTGCTAATCGTTCATTATTGTCGTAGTATAATGTACTTGCTGAACTTTTAAACTGAGCAAATTTACTTCCGCCTGAAGATTGGACAATAGTTGTAGAGGATATAATTTTTGTTGTACCAGAGCCGTCGCCAGCTCCTGTATCTTTTATAATACTATCAGTGCCATCATGAAATATTTCAAAATCTGCCGATGCACCTAGTGCTAGTTTGCCATTATCAGCAAAGGTAATACTACTGCCATTTGCAACAGGTGTTGTGATAAATCCTGCATCATTGGTTAGATCGCTATTATTAAGTCCTGATATGCTTGTAATGTAACCGCTATCATTGGTTAACTGGCTTATATTTTCGCCATTTATACTAGTAAGATAGCTGCTCAAGTCAGGTGGTGTATATTGAAATTGTCCATTAGTGTTGTCATAAGATACACTGCCCGATCCACTTGCGGTTGCACTAGCAATAAAACTTAAACTGTTTAATTGTATGTAACCTGGGTTACTAAAATTAACAGTAATGTTACCTTCTATATCACTAGTTGTTGATATAGAAGTTCCGCCTTTGATGCTAAATGTTTCACCTCGAGAAATACTAATGCTAGTAGAATCGTCTGCTGTAATGTTAAAAACATTATCTTCAATACGACTAAACCTATCAATAACTGTAGTTGCAAAATTTGGATCGTCTCCTAATGCTGCTGCTAGTTCATTTAACGTATTTAATGCACCAGGAGCACTATCAATTACATTAGCAATAGCACTATCGATATTTGCTTGATTAACTCCGTCAGTGATACCAAATCCTGCTAAAGTTGTGGGCTTGCTTGTTAAATCGGCAAAAGCCACACTAGTTAAATAACTACTTAGATCGGGCGGAGTGTAATCAAATTCGCCAGTAGTGTTGTCGTAGGATAACGCTGCTGTTCCTACTGCATTTGTTGTTACACTAATCTCTGTTAAATTAATATAGTTAGCATCATTTGTAAATGCACTTACATCCGTAGGAACTCCTGTGAGACTACTGAATGCAAAATCTTGTGTAAAACCATTTGTGATTGTTATACTATCGGTTGCAGAATCTGTTGAGATAGAGATGTTTGTTCCAGCTACTAAAGTGATTGTATCTGTTTTACTATCTGCATCAATATTTGTTTGCCCAGAAACTGCAAAGGTACTAAAAGCATTTTGATTTATCTCGCCGCTTGCTTGAGTAGCTGCAAGTTGATCCCATCCTACACTAGTATACCCTTCAAATAAATTAAGTGTATTATTATATCTTAAAGAACCTAAAGTAGGAGAACTATCACGCTCTGCTGTACTACCAATTGGAATTTGTACAGAACCACTTACACTTGTGCGAGGTGCAATAGCATCAAAATTATCATCCATTTCTGTATAGGTTAACGCCGAACCTTTAGTAGAACGTTTTGTTACAGCCATTATGTTTGTTCTCCGTTATCATTGTAGTATTTACCCACATATGAATTTAGAGAATTTCCAACTACACCAGGATTGTCTTCGATGTAATTAGATGTTGTATACTCAAACAGCTCTATTTCAGCTTCGGTTAGTGCTGTGTTAAACACATAGGTCTGAGCTATCAAACTTGCTTTAATTCCTGGATCGGTTTCTACTGCAATCTGAGCCAGTAAACTAGCATAGTTTGGATTTGCCATTATTCATTTACCAACACAGACGCAACACCGTTGAGAGCCGAGTTTGCTGGAAAACTACCATGTCCTCCTGTGGCATCGCCTGATCTATGAACAAGTTCGCCTTCGCAGTATACGTTTGGACTTGTGCCTACTACTGGATCGCCACATGATGTTGCATCTCCATCTCTAATTACGTTACCTAATCCAGCAAATACGCTGGTTTGTGAGGCAACATATTTTGTTTGGTGGAAAGGATTTGGAGTAGGACTTGCGTGTCCTACATGTTTATATTTGTCAGTAACTAACTGAGGCATTTATACTCCTAGGCCATTTGAATGCCTGTGGTGCTAGTCATATATTGTTTGGCCATTTCTGGTTCTGTTTTGCACACAAACATCACTGTACTCTTATTTATCGGTACTTTTGCATCCTGTGCAATAGTAAATGCAAATGGTGCTAGACCCATTCCTTGCTGTGTTGCCATTAGTGCAAGGGGCTTACTAACTGTAATAGTTTTGTCGTTTTCTTCAACAAAACGTGCAACAACTTCGTCGCCGCTGGTTGTTTTGATTGTAATTGTATCGTTTGTTTTGTATGGTGCTTCGATAATCATTCGTATCCAAATCTTTCTTTTGTTTTTTTAAACTTATTTTGTATGTATTCTAAGTGTTCGTCACTTATTTCTAAATCTGGGTAGTTGTAATGGTTTCCTGGGCCGTCTTTTGCATTAAATTTAGTAGTACTTAATAATGTCTTGAGAAACGGATTCTTACTTTTTGTACCTAGTCTTACTATTTCCATATCATCGGTATATTCATCGCCAATATCGTGTACACAGTGTCGAAAGAAAGCAGAATCATGTGCCAATGGCGATGCTGGATTTCTTTTAAAATCAGCAAGTTTTACATTATCATATTGTTTTACTAAATTCATATGTACATCAAATGTGTATTCAGTTACTAGTTTAGAAGGCAGATGGCGATTATCTACAAAATATTTTGTCCTGTCAAAATTGTGATTCCAATGCCTCCAGTAGTGCCAGTAACCACTAATAAATCTTTCTATTGGATCGCGAACTAAAATATACATTGGCTTTCTGTTTGGAGTGCGCCTCATATATTCTTTTACACTAGTTCTTCCTGCTGCTGGATAAGCCGAATCATGCTCGACCCAAACATAGTCTTTTGACACTGTATGTCGCAACATAGTAGTGCCACACTTGTTAAAGAAAAACAGTACGCCCTTGTCGTTGTACAGGAATGCCATTTATTTTTTACGCTTTTTAGTAATTTTTGTTGCTCGTTTTGCAGCAACTTTCATCTTAGTTTTTGTTGCTCGAGGTTTACGAAGTGCCATTATAAAGTATACCCTGTTCCGTTATATCCAGTATCTTCTAAGTATTTTACAAATTCATCATAGCCGCCAACTGCTTTGCCACCGACTGTAATTTGAGGAAATGTTCTAGCATTTGGAAATACTTCAAAAACTTGTTCTCTAGTAAAGTCTACGTCTAATTGTTTGTAGGTGTACTCGTACTGCCGTGTTTCGCATAGGCTTTTTGCCCTGTTGCAAAACACACAATTCTCTTTACCCCATACCTCAATCATAGACTAAAGCCTTTGAATGTATCTGCTTCAACATCTTGCTTTGTGCCACCTGAAACATAACTTGTAATCTCTGTTTCTTGTGGAGCAACTTGTACATCTGCACCTGAGATCCATTTCTGTGTCCACGGCAGTGGGTTATTCTTTACACTATAAGGCGACTTTAGATTTACGTTAGTCATTCTACGTGTGCAAATCCATTCAATATACTGTCCTAGTAGTTCAGTATTCAAACCAATCATTGAGCCGTCTTTAAACAAATACTTTGCCCATGCTTTCTCTTGATCAACTGCATCTACAAACATCTGAATACATTCAGCTTCTGTTTCTTTTGCAATCTTAGCATAGTCTGGGTCGTCTGTTTTAAGAATCTTTAGTAGCATTTGTGTACTTGCCAAGTGCAAGTTTTCATCACGAGCAATTAGTTTAATAATTTTAGCATTGCCTTCCATTTTCTTTAGTTCAGCGAATGCCCAACTACACGCAAATGATACATAGAAACGCACACCCTCTAAGATGTTTACACTCATTAGTGTAAGCCACAAGTTTTTCTTTAGTTCATATAAATCAACTGTTTTCTTTTTACCATTGACTGTGTGAGTGCCTTCGCCTAACAAGTTGTACCACATGCTTTGCTCAATTAAGTCGTCATAGTACTTTGAGATATCTCCAGCACAATCTACAATCTCTTCAATGTCCATTAGTTCATCAAAGATTTTACTAGGGTTGCTGTATACGTTGCGAATAATGTGTGTATAACTACGTGAGTGAATTGTTTCACTGAATGTCCATGTCTGGATCCAGTTCTCAATCTCTGGCAAGCTCACAATAGGAGCAAATGCTTCTACTGGTGCTCTACCTTGTACACTATCCAACAGGATCTGACGCTTCAAATTACTTGTAAAGATATGACGCTCGTGGTCAGTAAGTGCTTTAAAGTCCTTGCTGTCTTTGGTTACATCAACTTCTTCTGGTCGCCAAAAGAAACCAAGTTGCTTATCAGTTAGCCCGTCAAAGCTCTTATATTTTAGTGTATCGTAGCGTTGGATAGTCGGACCGCCCGACGGATCCAAAAACGCTAGAACCTTTGTGTGATCAGTTTTATTTGTTGTATCAAAAACGCTCATGTGTGTATCCTTTTTTTAAGTTATAGCATATGTTTTCTAGTTTGTCAACTAGATAACGCAGGTTTCGCAATATTCGTCTTCGACGTCAGCTGATTCAAGTTCTGGTAAAGCTTCTGCACCCATCATTTTGTTGATATCTAATTCGCCTTGACCATCGTGTGTGTTAAAATAATACAGTTGCTTACCACCGTATTTATAAAACATAAGCATGTGTTGTAGCATTGTACTCATTGGAATCTTTTCATCATCATAGAACACTGGATTGTAACTTGTGTTTACACTGATGCCTTGGTCGATGTACTTCTGCAACACTGCCATAATTTTTAAGTAACCTTCTGGCGATTGCTGATCCCACAGTAGGTCGTACTTGTTCTTTAGACGCTTGTACTCTGGTACAACCTGTTTAAGAACACCGTGCTTTGATTGCTTCACACTAATCAAACTACGTGGAGGTTCAATGCCGTTGGTTGCATTTGCAATCTGCGCACTTGTTTCACTTGGCATAAGTGCCATTAGTGTTGAGTTACGAATGCCTGTATCTTTTAGCTGTGCTCTAAGTGCATCCCAATCCATACGCTCAACATGCGGCACCAACTCGTCTAAGTCTTTCTTATACGTTTGGTTAGGTGTAATACCGTGTCCGTACTTTGTTTCCATGTTGCCACTTGGTGCGCCAACTTCTGCTGCTAGGTCTGCACTTGCTTTAATCAAATAGTAACTCCATGCTTCTGCATACTCGTCTACCATTGCTAACCCTTCAGCATCGATATTTTGATAATCAAGACCGTTCTTGGCTAACCAATATGCAAAGTTAATAATACCAACGCCTAAAGGACGGCGTTTCTCTGTAGATAACTGTGCTGCTAGGATAGGATAGTTTTGGTAATCTAGTAGTGCATCAAGTCCACGTACTGCTAGTTTTGCTACACGTTCAAAGTCTGCCGGAGTTCTAACATTACCCCAGTTGATTGCACTCAGCGTACACAAACTAATTTCACCATCAGGGTCATCAAAACTCTTTAATGGCTTTGTTGGTAAGTCAATCTCTGCACACAAGTTTGATTGTTTAATAGGTGCAACGTCAGGAAGGAATGCGCCGTGGTCATTAGCATTATCAACATTCTGTAGATAGATACGACCTGTGTTCTTACGCTCTTCCATAAAGCTACCAAATAGTTGTGCGGCGGGAATAGTTTTTTTGCGTAGTCGTGTATTACGTTCAGCTGTTTCATATAGCTCACGGAATTTATCTTGGTCTGCAAAGAACGCATCATACAAGCCCGGTACATCACTAGGCGAGAAAAGAGTTATATCGCCGCCTGTAACAAGTCTTTCATACATTAGTTTGTTAAACTGTACACCATAGTCCATATGACGCACACGATTTTCTTCTGTGCCTTTGTTGTTCTTTAGCACAAGCATTTCTTCTGCTTCTAAATGCCAAATAGGATAATAAATTGTAGCTGCTCCGCCACGCACACCGCCTTGGCTGCATGACTTTGTTGCTGCTTGAAACATCTTGTAGAAAGGGATAATACCTGTATGGTAAGCATCGCCCTTGCGGATTGGAGAACCAATAGCACGGATACTGCCGCCGCCAATTCCAATGCCTGCTTTTTGACTTACATACTTTACAACACTGCTAGTAGTAGCATTAATGCTATCAAGACTATCGTCAGTTTCAATAAGGACACAAGATGAGAATTGACGCTGCGGCGTGCGTACACCTGCCATAACAGGAGTAGGCAAACTAATGTCGTGTAAACTAATAGCATCATAATATTCCTTTACCCATGTTAGTCTAGTTTCTACTGAGTAATCTGCAAACAATGTTGCTGCTATAAGTATGTAACACATCTGCGGTGTTTCAAATATCTCACCAGTTACTCTGTTCTGACAAAGATACTTACCACGGAGTTGTTCCATAGCAACATAAGTTAAGTTTTCATCACGCTCGTGTTTAATAAAATTATTAATTTTATCCCACTCTTCGTCACTGTATTTTGTAATTAATTCAGGATCGTAAAACCCAGCTTCAATGTTGCGTTCAACTAATTCTTTTACATGGCAAGGATCGTAGCCGTCATAGACTTCCTTACGCAATGCATAATTGATAAGTCTACCACCGACATATTGATAGTTAGGAGTCTCTTCACTAATAAGATCTGCTGCTGCTTTGATAAGAGTTTCTTGAATTTCGCTTGTCTTCATACCATTAAAAAATTGTATTTGACTTTTAATTTCTACCTCGCTTGGGCTAACTCCTGTAATGTCGTTACATGCAAAAAATACAACTTTGTGTAACTTTTCTACGTCTAGTGTTTCTTTATCGCCGTTGCGCTTGGTAACTTGAATCATTCTCTCTTTTCCTTCTATCAATGTTTGGTATTTAGTATTCGTTCGGTAACGAATATACTGATTCGACAACTAAATTGTCGGGTAAATTTTCTTTTTTAATGATGCTTCCTCGGTCATATCCAATCACATTATCGTCAACAAAAAACAAGTAATGTGAAGTGGATCTATCTTTGTCTTGTGTAATATGTATCTCTTTGACACTAGTAGAAAAACGTTCAGTTAACCCTAAAGTGTAACCAATTCCTAAAATATATCCAAACTCATCGTACTTGTTTTCTTCAAGTAGTTCCCAAGGAGTTGGCCAGTTCGAAGGAGTGTACGGATCAATACAAAAAGCAGATATTGGCGCAGTATTATATAACTCTACTGTGCTTTTAAAAGGCTGTTCATCTGTTTCTAGATGTTGTCTAAAATCATACCAGGCACGAAGCCGGTCTTCAATATTTTTATCAAACATAACTACGCACGTACACGGTAAGAGTAAGTGAATAGGTCTTCTGTTAATGGCGTTAGGTTTTTGCACTTGA